TCGCTTTATTCCAAGAAAGATGATGGTCATAAAGACCATCGCCTCAATCGGGAAGCAGAGTGCTGAACCCATAGACGCGAACTTGGCCAAACGGATAACTCCGTGGCCAGGTACGTCAGCCCGGCGGGACCTAGTCGCATCGACGGCCCCCTGCAATAGGGGAAAGTCGGACAACATGGTCCTAACGAGCTGGTTCGAAACACGATCGGAAGCTTCGCTCAAATCGAGCGTTGCGAGCTCACCGCTTTGCGAGCCCTGACATGCCATTCGCTGATTAGGCGTTTGGTCATCCAATCCGATCAAGTTGGCGAGAAGACTATCTTCGCCAATTCCTTCGAGAATCGCACGATAAAGACCTTGCTGCATGTATTGCATGCAGGTCGGCTCGATCGCGATAATCCTAGGTGTTTTGAGCGTTTTAGGAACGGAGATAACCCTAACGGGTACCTCTGAACCAGGTTCGAGAATGTTAACCCCAACCTCACGTTCGCGGAAAACCGCTGGCGTAGAAGAAAGGAGTTCCTCACAGGGGAAGATCCCCTGGAGACGGGAGGTCCAGGTTTGCTGATTCCACTTAGCGTTAGCCGAGTGACGATCAGCAGTAGCGCCTGGCCCGTGCTTCGGGATAATTCTACCCCAATAGATATCTCTATCCACTCTGGCGAATAAATCGCCAAAGAGCACTGCAGACATCTGCCTGAAGTCGTCCAAAAACGACTCATCCAGACATGCATCTGCATCTCTAACATCCTGCTCACACTGGAGAAAGTCGGACATGGCTCGCCTCTCGCGTGCCATACTGACGACCTTTCGGTTGCCAGCTGGCTGAGGTTGACCTATAATAGGGTCTTCCTCCGGGAGGGCGATCTTACCAAACATCAGTGTTAACTGACGCAAGGAATAGATTGCTTCCACATCCGGCCACTCCAGAAGAGTGCCACTACAAGGATCGAACACACGACCATAAAAACCTTGCAGAAATGCAGGGAGCTTACTAGCTCCGCCAGCCGTTTTAAAGGCTGGCGCTTCTAGAGGGTCGACGAAACCTCGGTCAAGCCACTTTTGGGTAGCTTTTCCAAGGTCCGCCAGGGTAATCGCTAAAAACGACAACCCCTCGTGTTCAGTCCGGCTCGCAACGGTATTAATGTCGCGAGTGGCGCTAGTGTAGCATCTTACGGCCAATTCTTCGGCCGTAATGGACCAGAGTGATATCAGGCTTTTCATGTCTCCTCCTTTTCGGGGGTCGACAATCCTGTGCCTGAGTCTTATTCGCAGCGATCCTAGGTAAGCGCGTAAAGCGCCGCTAGAACCGCCTCAATGAGTCTGCTGACTACCACAAGGGCCGTAAGTATAACGGCCACACCCTTAGGACTAACGTAAATACGTATGTCCACCGGTTGCTGGTGATCAGCAAGGAACTCCTGCGACGTAGGTCTAGATACAACGACCTTTGTTACAGGTTTCAAGCTGCCAACCGACCTATTTGACGACACGGGTATCAATCCGCGTCTATTCATCCGTGAGGGGGTAAGTTAGTCCCCACCTCGTCCTCAGCCAATAACGCGTCGATTTTCTCTTGGCGTGTCTTGGCATCGGCGAGGATCTTTTGAAACGTTTCCGTTTCGAAGAACTCGCGAATGATTAGGTCGACAAACATCAAGAAAACGCAGGACTGAAGCTGTAAATCAGGCTCCAGTTCCGTAAGTTCCTCGAGAGGCCCATCGCTCACGACTCGCCACCCAGTAGTTTGGTGACGAGTAGGTCGCTTGCTGCGCTAAATTGGGTTTTGAAGCCCGTATAGACAGCAAGTGCTTCCGTTGCGGTATAACCCGCGGGCGGAAGGTCAAAGACGACGTAACAACTCATCGAAACTTTGACATTTTCAGCCGGCTTGAAAGGGTCGGCTGTGACCTTTGACGTGTTGATCCGTAGCATCCGTCGGGTACGCTTGCCATAGTTATGGCTCGCGTCCAACGCGATGAGACCGTCACCACTCGCGTATTGGCTTTCGTCGTCACCCACGGAAATCCGGGGCAACGGTGTAGTCACCGCGCTAATGGTAACGGTTTGTGGATCAGCGAATGACATAGGCATCACTCCTAAGGTAGCTCACCAAAGCCACCTCTATGGCGTTTGACACAAACAGTGTTAACTGTTGCTAACTCCTAGAAAGACCAAGAGCAGCAACAATGGCCAACTGGCGCGGTGATAAACCGCTCCAGCTTAAGCCGAACCCAAAGGGGTTTGCGCGTCTACGTTTCTTAACCTCAGTGGTCAAAGTTACAATAGACGGTCTTGATGCGTCGACAAAACCTGTCGGTCCATCGAAC